ATATTAAAACCAGGAGATAAGTTTTACATACCTCCTGGTCTTAGACATATGATGGAAGGCATCACAGACGTAGAACTATTCGAATTTTCTACCGAGCACTTTGAAGAAGACTCGTATCGGGTGGTTCGGGGCGATTGATATATTCCTCTACATTAGTAAACTCATAACCATCTACCCAGTTCATATCTGCACAGGTATAGTATTGATACTTTCCTTGTAAATGTTCTGGGAAATCAATCTCTTCTATCTTTGCATCATATTTCTTTGAAACAATTTCAGCAATATCTCTAAAGGAGTGTGGGTGTCCTGTACCAACATCATACATTCCTGATCCTCCCTTGTTGTTTAGAACAAGATCCACTACATCATCTACGTAGATAAAGTCTCTCACCATCTTCTCAGAATTCTTGAAGATTTTAATTTTCTTTGACATCTTTGCTTCGGAGACAAATTTGCTAATAGGACTACGTTGGTTTCCTTTATGCTCTTCACCTTCTCCATATACATTAAAGAATCTAAACCCTTGAATGTTTTTAAATTTTTCAATATTGTCATAAACCCAGTAATCAACTTGCAATTTTGAAATTGCATAGAAGTTTAATGGATTCATCTCACCTGGTTGGTTTCCATATACTGATGCGGAGGAAGCATACTTGACAGGGATACCATATTCAATTGCTTTGTTGAACAGACGAAGAGTGAACTCTACGTTATATACTGTGAGGTCTGCGATGTTGTTTTCAGTTGTCGAGGAGATTGCTCCCATGTGGATGATCTCTGTGACCTTATCCCAGATAGGTAAACTATCAATTAACTGAAAACAATTCTTCTGTTCAATTCCGATATAGTCTCTTCCAAGCTTATCGGCAAACTTCTTTCCAATAAATCCATTAAATCCAGTAAGAATTTTCATTTCAGTCTAACTTATAAATAAACATGATTGTAATATAAACCCTAAAGTTATGGCTACTTATGGTGCTCTAGCAGCAATTGTTCCACAGGTTAAAACCAGAACAGTTCTCCATGTTGCTCCAGCTGGCAAGCTAGTAGAAGCGAAGATTTCAATTGCACACCAGAGTCCGTATCCTGTACGAGTCAGAGTTGGGGTTTCTAGTGGTGCATTGTTAGCATTTGCTCCATCTAATTATATCTTATACGATTTAGAGATTGCAGCAGGAGAGACATACGAAACACAAACTATGTACTATGCCAATGAGCAAAGTCTAGTTGTATATAGTGATTTCGAGTCTACGTCCTTCTTGGTGCATGGAGAGGTAGTAGATAACCCAGTTTCTTCTGGATTCTTAAATTCTTTATTGGTCACGAATGCCAAAACGAATACAAGTTTGTATACAGTACCTACTGGAGAGGATGTAGAACTTTCGATCTTCATCTCTAACCAGAGTTCACAACCAACTAGATTCAGAATTGGAATCTTGGAGGCTGGACAGGCTACTTTACCAACATCTAACTACTTAAATTATAACACAAAACTATTTCCACGCACATTCTATCAAAGAACTGACATAAAAGCAACAGGTGATGATCAAATCATAGTATGGGCAGAGGATGCAAACTGTCTGAGTTTTGCTGTATATGGTAAGTTTAAGTATAACATCATTGCTACTGACTTCTCTGTTAACGGTAACTTCACTGTTGTACAAGATTCAGATCTACAGGGTAATGTTGATGTTGGTGGAGATCTTGAAGTTGTGGGAGACGCAACTCTTAAGGGTACTAACACAACTGTAGAAGGGGAACTTGGAGTTAATAATGGTATCAAAGCTGGTGCTGATCTAACTGCTCCTACATTCAGTGTTGATGCTGCTGGTGCTGTCATAGGAGATAGTGCTGCATTTAACGCTGCTGTCGCTGCTGGTACTACGTTTGGTGTTGGTGGTAATAAGTTTACAGTTGATGCTAACGGTAACACTATCGTAGCAGGGACTTTAGGTGTCAATACTGGAGTTGGTGCTGATCTAAGTCTTCTAAATAATAAAATAACGAATCTAGGTAGAGCTACTGCGCCTAATGATGCAATGTCCAAAAGTGCTGTAGACTCCCAAGTAACTGCATTAGCAATTGCGCTTTCATAAAAAGATCGAGGGAAATTTTAAATGGCTAAAAGGCAAATAAGAGACTATGTTTTTTCACCTGGTCTTTCTGGTGTTGGAACATTAAAAGTTCTGGATAAAGTCAGTGCTGATCAGATTCTCTTGATCACCAATGCGACTGCCAACGTTGTAATGTACAACTTTGCTGATAGTGTTAATCAGATATCGGCAGCATTCACAGAGACATCTGATGGACAAGATCCAGACTTCCCCTTCGCTAGTACGTTATCAAACGGTGTAACTACGATTACATTCCTGTTTGATACTTCAACGTATACATCTTCCGATGAGATGATGATCTTCATCGAAGGTGATGAAGTTAAGATGAGACCATACGACTTCGGTACAGACGCTATCGAACGTATGCGTTTTGCTGAGCCTCTTAGTATGCTTGATGCTGACTTTGAGTATGGTATTCAGCCAACTAAATGGCAGACCATTGACTTAGTACGTGGATATCCATCTTCCTTCGAGTATCCAGGTGCTGATGTTTCTGTTTCTGCTCTCACAACAGATGCTTCACAAGGTAGTGGTGGCATAGGTCCTTCTCTTATTACAGTAGATACTGAGTTGGAACATGGATTTGTTGTTGGAGATCCTATTACACTTAAGGGTGTTAATGATGGTGTAGAAGGATTTGCTAAAGCAGAAGGTTCTTTCATTATCAGTACTGTACCAGATCCGTCACAGTTTACCTTCTATGCAAAAGGTAAAGTAGGTACATCCCCTGCTACCAGTCTATTATCTGGATTTGTACAATTAAGAAAAGCAGGTTTCTATACTGGTGCTTCATTAGGAAACCCTACTCTAGCAGTAGAATCTAATGGTGCTTCTGGTCAGATAACCACTAGAGGTAATACAGCAGCTGGATCTGGAAGAATTGGTATTACTGTTCCAGCATCTCCTCCTCCTATTGGTGCTCCTCTTTCTGGATCTGGATTACAAGCTGGTACACAGGTAACTGGTTACGTAGGTTCCAATACATCTATTAATATTACAACATCATTTACAGCACCTGTTTCTCAGATCGTTCTTAACGATACAACAGGAATCGATATCGGTGCTGCTTTAGATAATGGTAATGGAACTACAATCTTTGTTACAAACATTGAAACAAATACTATATCTCTATCTGCACCATATACAGCAGACAGAACTGGTAACAGTTTCATCTCCACACCGACATCACCAAGTACAGTCAACTTTGGTAATGGTAATGGAGCAACATTTAATATTACTAGAACTTCTGGTGCATACAACGGTGTAGATATTAACCAGACAGTATATTATAACGATGTACAAGGAGATACATATTCTGGATTAGGAAGCAATGCTACCTTTAACATTGAAAGAGATGGTACTATTGGTTCAGCATCTTATTCGAATGTATTTGTATCTAACACTGGTACTACCTACTCTCAGTCAGAAACAATTGTTATCTTAGGTACTAACTTAGGTGGTACTTCACCAGCTAACGACTTGACGATTACAATCGATGCGGTCGATGTTAATGGTCAGATTCAAACTATTACTCCTAGTGGTACAGCAGCAGAAGGAACTCCTTATGCTGGTACTGGATATGAAGTTGGTGAAAAGATTGTTATTTACGGTAACGTTCTTGGTGGACAATCTCCAACAAACGATTTGAATATCTTTATTAATACTGTTGGTGCTGCTGGTGAGATTCTTACCTTCACTTCTATTGGTCAAGGTATATTCTCTACTCAAGAATACACCAACGTATCTGGAGCTGTTGGAACTGGTGTAGGTATTAACGCATCGTTCAATGTTACTAGAGTAGGTTCTGGTAGTAAGATTGCTCAGATAGATTGGGTTGAAATTGGTGGAGATATTGAAACTGATGATACTTTCTCAGTTACAATAACAGATGTAACAACAAGTACAGTTAAAACACTTGTTTATACTGCTGTGATTGGTGATGGTATTATAGATGTTAGAAATGGATTGATTAATCTCATTAATGATCTGACAAATGGAAGCCAATTTGTATTTGCAGCTGCTGCTAACCCAACTGATGAAACTTATGCTAAGTTATCACTCACAGCAAAAACACCAGGTCAAGAATTCACAATAGGTGTTGCTACAGCAGAAGGTGGCGGTGGTACTGCTGATACTCAGACAATATCCACAACAAACTTTACTCCTAACGAGAACACAACAACTACTCCAACATATAGTGCTGTTATAACCAATCCAGGTTCTAGTTTCCAACCAAATGACACTGTTATTATTGATGGTGGAATCTTAGGTGGTGAAACTGCTACTAACGATTTGACTGTTACTGTAACCAGTGTTGGTGCATCTGGTGAGATCACTGCATTCAGTATTGGTGGTACAGCAGCAGATGGTAATGCTGTATTCCAGTCACTTACTGCAAACAATACAGCATTTAACGCAACATTCCTACCTAAGATTATTGGCGGTAACTATGCTCCTGAAATTGCCAATGGTGGTAGTGGATACCAGATTGGTTATCAGTTCAGTATAGGTGGTCAAGAACTTGGTGGTATTGCTGGTGTCAACGATATGACTATCACTGTCACCAACATCGATTACTTAACTGGAGAGATCACTGCTATCAGTGCTTCTGGTAGTCCAGTATCAGGAGAGAGTATTGCATTCTATCCAGCTGTATCTTTATCTTCAACTACATCTGCTGCTATTAATAATGGTAGCAATATAACCTACTCTGCTATTGCAAGAATTAGTGCAACCTTCTCTAGTAATCATGGATTGGTTCCAGGAAATACAATTCTTGCTGCTATTAGTTCTAATGGTAATAACCATGATCTTGCTTCAGGACCATTCTTTATTGAAGAAGTTCCAAGTTTAGACAAGTTTGTTTATACTACAAGATCAACTGGTACTATTGATACTGGTGTTACTTTAGCTGGTGAACTCTATACTAGACCAGACTGTTTCTATACACACAGACCATTTGACGGTGGTGTACAACTAGGAACAGGTTCACCTTCACACGGTGCTCAGGCGATTCGTCAATCTAAGAAGTACATTAGATACCAGTCAGGTAAAGGTATTCAGTATACTACTGGTGCTCTATTCGCTCCTTCATATGACTTGAGATCAGTTACTTCTGATGGTACTGCTGTAGGTAGTATTATTACTGTAACTACTGATGACGTTGATCATGGTCTACAAGTTGGTGCTGAGATCGCTCTTAATGGTATAACAACTTCTGGATATAATGGTCATTATATTGTTGCAAGTATCGTTAATGAAATTACATTAACAGTTCTAGCAGTACAAACACTTGGTGGTACTACTGGTGAATTCGGTCAACAACCAAGTATATCTCTGTATAAGTGGAAAGGTTCTACTGTAAGATCTGGTGCATTCGATGATCAGAATGGTATCTTCTTCCAGTATGATGGAACAAACCTATCTGTTGGTCTAAGATCTTCTACATTCCAGATTGCTGGTACTGTAAGTGCTACTCCAGATAGTAACCTTATACAAGGAAACAATACCAAATTTACTGAACAGTTAACTACTGGTGACAGATTGGTTATTCGTGGAATGAGTCATGTTGTTAGTTCTATTATTAGTGATACAGCATTAACGGTCAACCCTGACTATAGAGGTGCGGTTGGTGCAGTTAATACAAAGGCAGCATTGACTAAGGATATTATTATTCCACAATCACAGTGGAACATTGACAAGTGTGATGGTACTGGTAAATCAGGATATCAACTACAGATCAATACCATGCAGATGATCGGATTCCAGTATACATGGTATGGTGCAGGATTTATTGACTGGATGTTTAGAGGTCCTTCTGGTAACTTCGTTTTCGCACACAGACTTAAGAACAACAACAGAAACAGAGAAGCTTTCATGCGTTCAGGTAACTTACCTGTTAGGTATGAGGTTCTGAATGAAGGACCAAGATCTAAGTTGACAACTGCTGTATCAGATACAATGGTTGATTATCTTCCAGTTCAGGATGTAACTCTATTCCCAGAAACAGGTGTTGTTTATGTTGGTAATGAATTGATTCGTTATTCTTCTAGAAACACATCACTTAATAGATTGGTTGGTCTTACAAGAACAGCAAACTTAAACAACTATACTGCTGGAGCAAACAGAACATACAGTGCTGGTGCAGCAGCTAGTTATACTAAGAACGAGGGTGTTATCCTACTCACCACTACTGCAACACCACAGATTAACCACTGGGGTTCTGCATATCTAACAGACGGTGGCTTCGATGAAGATAGAGGATACCTCTTCAACTATCAGGAATCTGAGATTGAAATCTCAGTTACGCCGTATACGGTCTTCCTAATCCGTCTATCACCTAGTGTGTCTAACGCACTGACTGGTGACTTGGGTGAGAGAGAACTAATCAACAGGGCGCAGTTGCTACTGAAGAGTGTAGAAATTACTACACAGGGTGGTAGTTCTTCTCAGGGAGTTATCGTTGAAGGAATTTTAAACCCGATTAACTATCCAACAAACCCTGCTGACATTACTTGGGGTGGTTTGAATACATCTGGTGAAGGTGGACAACCATCATTTGCTCAGATTGCATCTGGATCTAGTGCTAACTGGAGTGCTGGTGGTTCTAACATTACTGCTACCAACGCTACTACTAGAAACTTCTGGACTAGGTGGGTTCGATTCAACAAGTCTGACGTTCAGGGAGTTGAGGTAGGTATGCAGGCGACTGGTGGACAACTACCTGGTGGTTCTACTGTATCACAGATTAGAAATGCTACTAGTACTCAAGTCTGGATCGTCTTCTCTCAGAACACGTATCCAGGAACTGCTGGTAGTACAACATATACATTCATTGTTCCTCCATATGCTCAGCCAGGTGAACGAATCTTCTCCTTCGTGGCAGCACCAGGACAAAGGGATGGTATTGACTTGACCGAACTTAAAGAGTTAACTAATACTCCTATCGGTGGTCGAGGTACATTCCCGAATGGACCTGACGTTCTAGCGATCAACGTTTATTGTACATCAGGTAACGCATTCAACAGCACGATCAACCTCAGATGGGGTGAAGCACAAGCATAGGAGGTCGCATGGCACAACCAGCTAGTAGAACAGAATTAGCAGATTACTGCAAAAGACAATTAGGTGCTCCTGTACTTGAAGTCAATGTTGATGATGATCAAGTAGATGATGCCATAGATGACGCTCTCCAATATTACAGGGAGCGTCATTATGATGGTATGGAATTGATGTACCTAAAACATAAGATCACAGCAGCAGATGTGACAAGGTTTGATAGTCAAAAATCAACAGAGATTATCAACGGTGCTGAGTGGGAACGCTCAGATAACTATATTGATATCCCTCCACATGTGATGGGAATATCTAAAGTATTTGGATTAGCAAGTAATGCTATTCGTAACAACTTATTTGGTATTGAGTATCAGATCTTCTTGAATGACCTGTATGCTTTTGGTTCTCTTGATATGCTTAACTACTTTATGGTTAAGCAATGGTTAGAAACTATTGATATGGTACTTAACAATGGATCGTTTGTTGAGTTTAGATTTAACCAGAGGCAAGATAGATTATATCTTGATATAGATGATACTATGTTGACAGAAGAATTGTATCTCATCATTCAATGTTATAGAGCATTAGAACCAGATACATTTACTCAGACTTATAACGATCCATTTGTCAAACAATATGCTACTGCAAAAATTAAAAGACAATGGGGTCAAAACTTAATTAAGTTTCAAGGTGTAAATCTACCAGGTGGTGTACAACTCAATGGTAGAGAGTTGTTCAATGATGCTAACGATGAAATTGCACGACTAATGGAAATGTCTTCAAGCACCTATGAACTACCACCTATGGATATGATAGGATGAAAAGTATATACTTCCCTCAACATGGTGGAGTTGGTACTGAACAAGCTCTTATTCAGTCATTGGTTGATGAGCAAATAAAATTATTTGGTACTGACTGCTACTATCTTCCTCGTAAGATGATCAAGGACACAACCCTTGATGATGTTCTGTATTCTGAATTCAAGAATCAGTACATGATTGAGATGTTCTTAATTAACGTTGAAGGATTTGGATCACCATCAGAATTCATTAGTAAGTTTGGTTTAAGAATTACAGACGAAATTACTTTTGTTGTATCAAAGAATAGATGGAGTCAGATATTTCAAGAGTTTGCAGATATTACAACTGTAGATGGTAGACCTAATGAAGGAGATTTGATCTACTATCCATTAACAAAAGCATTATATGAAATTAAATTTGTAGAAAGAGAAGCACCTTTCTATCAGTTAGGTCAGACATACATCTATCAGATGACTGCTGAGATCTACGAGATGGGTGATGACCAGTTTGAAACTGGTATTCCAGAAGTTGATGTAGTCGAAGAAGTATATTCTACTTCAATTTCTATACAGATGGATACTGCTGGTACAGGTGAGTATTCATTAAGTGAGACTGTAACTGGTTCTACTACTGGTGTTACAGGTGAGGTTGCATATTGGGATCGATCAACCGATATACTGACCATCATAAATAGAACAGGAAACTTCTTAACTGGTGAGACTCTTACTGGTGGTACTAGTACTACAGCAAGAAGTATCACTACCATTGACAATTTGACAATGGGTGAAACAGCAGCAGCAGATAACAGAGCAATCGAAGATGCTGCTGATGATTTGATAGATTGGGGTGAGGTTAACCCCTTTGGAGAGTTTGGTAATTTTACAACAGGTGACTTCTAATGTTAGGACCACATTTTTATAATGAAGCGATACGGAAAACAGTTATTGGTTTCGGTACGCTTTTCAATAACATAGAGATTGTAAAAAAGGATAATGCAGGTACTGTTATAGAAGCAGAGAAAGTACCTCTAGCATATGGTCCTAAGAATAAATTTCTTTATAGATTAGATCAAAGTCCAGACGTAACGAAGAAGGTAGCAATAAAACTTCCACGTTTGTATTTTGAATTAACTAATGTAACATATGATAGTACTAGAAAGACTAGTGCCATCAAAAAGATTAAGGCTGCTATTCCTGCTGCTGGTGATGCAGAGAACGCCAAAGCAATTCAAACACAATTTGTTCCAGTACCTTATGACATGTCATTTGAACTTGGCATTATTGCTAAGTCATCTGATGATGCTCTACAAATATTAGAACAGATCTTACCCTATTTTCAACCATCATTTAATATCACACTGAACTTCATTCCAGATATGAATGAGAAACGTGATATAGCATGCATTCTTAACAGTGTTGATTATGCAGATGACTGGGATGATAGTTTCTTAGATAGGAGAAGTATAGTTTGGACGTTACAGTTTACTGTTAAGTCTTACATCTACGGTCCTTACAGCAAGGCAGATGTTATTCGTAAAGCACGTGTTATTGAAACTATTGGTGATAAGAATGTCAGCAAGAGAAATGTTGAGAGATCTTATACACCTAAGGCTAAAGAAGATAAGAATGCAGATGGTGTGATCGATGCAGCAGATGATGCATTGGTAATCTCTACCGATGACTTCGGTTTCAATGAAGGAATTGAGATACTATGAGTAAACTAGAAAAAAATATGGAAGAGATGTTAGACATCGATGTCTCTAATACTCCTGAGAATGGTTGTGCTACCAGAAAGGATCAAACTAAAGATGTCACAGAAGATAGAGAGAAAGACTATGAATACACTAGAGGTGAACTTTATAATCTAATCTCTAAAGGTCAGGAGGCGGTACAAGGTGCGTTAGAGGTTGCACAGGAGTCAGGGCATCCAAGAGCATACGAGGTTGCTACAAACGCTATGAAGCAGGTAGCAGACATGACTGATAAACTGATGGATCTTCAGAAGAAAGTTGCTGATCTTGATGAAGAAAAGAAAGGTCCAACTAAGGTAACTAACAATGCTATGTTTGTAGGTAGTACTGCTGAGTTACAAAAGATGTTAAAACAGATGAACAATGGTAAACGGTAGTCTGTCAGCGATTGCATAAATTTTAAAAAACATTATAATATACTATGGATGACTTGAAAAACATGAGACTTAACGAAGCAGACGTATACCGTCTTACCACAGCTTGCAAACTGTATCAGGAACATACTGGTTCAGAATATATGTGGGATCAATATCAGTTGCTCATTGAGAAAATTAACCGTCTCTGTGAACAAGGGTATTGTTCGTTCTCTGAAAGTAGCTCATGACTGAAGATAAAATTAAATCTTTATGTTATACGAAGGAGGAAGTCGATGAAATGATTGCTGCTGCTGTTGCAGAAGCACGTGCTATCGATGAAGAATCCATGCGTAAGCATAATCGTGACGCTACGATTATTTCAATGATTCTAGGTTTCACATGTTTGGCATTGTTCGTAGATGGATTACTTCGCATACTTGGTATCATTCCACCATTCATGGATATTGACGTTAATATCCTGGATGATATTGCAGAGAAAACTAAAACAATCGTTGAAAATGACCTGATTAAATCAGGTATAAGTAAATTACAGAGACATTAATTTATATGTTATCAACCCAATACCGTTTACGTTTAGAAGCAATCTGTAAAGATATTGCTTCAGGCACTGATGTATCGATACAAGATATGATATGGGCAGAAAAATTATCAAAAGCAAATACTTCTGCTAGAGGTATGTTAAAGACTGCTAGAAGAATGGCAACAAATCCTAACGAGTCTTTTCTGAATGAGTTGAATATAGGAGACCCCGATCCAACTCATCATAAGAGGGGTTTCGGTTC